GTAAGAAATTCCTCACCGGCAGCAAGAAGAAGGGCAGCTTCTTTATTCTCGGCCAGCACATGCTGCAGGATGCGAAGGTCATTAATTACGCTGAGGGTTATGCGACAGCGGCGAGTTATTTTCAGGACATGGCCCAGCCGGTGGTGGTTTGTTTCGATGCAGGGAATCTAAAACCGGTTGGTGAGACGATTAGCGATTACTTTCCAAACGCAAAGCACGTCTTTATTGCCGACCAAGACGAGAGCAGGACTGGCGAGGTTAAAGCCGTTGAAGCGAGTCAAGCGGTGCGAAGCCGGGGCGCTGAAAGCGAGGTGCTCATCCCAGAGACGATTGGCGACTACAACGACCACGCGGTGGAAGGTGAGCTAATCCCCAAACTGAAACCGGTGACGGTGCCGACCGAGTACGATTTCAACCGAAACGAAAGGGGTAGGTATCTTAACACTAAGGGCAACGTGCAGGGCGTGATGATCCTGAACGGCATCAAGTGCGCGTACAACGTGATCAAGAAGCGCATGGAGATCTTGGTGCCCGACTCCAAGTTCATACAAGACATGCAGGATGAGTCAGCGCTGATCGAGATCGAAGATCGCTGTATCCAGATGAATATACCGCACACGAAGGTCCGAGACTATTTAAAGCTGCTGGCGATTGAATATAACCCAGTGAAAGATTGGATGGAATCGAGGCCATGGGACGGCCAGAGCAGGCTGCAGGCGTTCCTAGACAGCATTACGAGCGCTGACAAGTCTCTGAAAGAGATGCTGATGAAGAAGTGGTTGATCAGTTGCGTGGCGGCGGCTTGTGAACCAAATGGTGTCAGCCTAGAAGGTATACTGGTCTTCCAAGGGGCGCAGGGTTTGGGCAAGACGCTATGGTTCAAGCGGCTGGCTGATTATGACGAGGGTTGGTTGCTGGAGGGTGCAACGCTCAACCCATCCGACAAGGACAGCGTGAAGCAGGCGGTGAGTCATTGGTTGGTTGAGTTAGGCGAGCTGCAATCCACCTTTAAACGCTCTGATATGGACCAATTGAAAGCATTCGTTACTAAGAGAGTGGACGAGCTGCGCCTACCTTACGATCGAGCGTTTACAACATACCAGAGGCGGACAGCGTTTTACGCCAGTGTTAATGAGCGTGAGTTCCTGATCGATACTACTGGGAACCGAAGGTTCTGGGTCATACCGGTCACGGGTATTGATGTTAATCACGGCGTGGACATGCAGCAGCTTTGGGCTGAGGTTAAGGAAACCATGTACCGAGAAGGTCAGCAGAACTGGTTTCTAAGCCCAGATGAGCGAGCGCAACTGCAGGAAAGTAACGAACTGTACAGGACTCAGAGCAGCGTCGAGGACTTGATCTTGGAGCACGTTGACTTCGACTCGGACAACACGAAACCGGTGCAGATGACTAAGCTGCTGAGGGACTTGGGGGTGAGTAATCCGCGCATGGCGGACTTCAAAGATGCTGCAAGAATTTTGAGCGAGCGCGGGAAAGAACCACGCAGAAGCTCTGGCAAAAAGATCTACGACCTATACTACTCAGCCATCGAAGACGACAAGTCAGACTCATTTGGTTTCTCCCCGAAGGGGTGGGATTAGCGGAACGAGTGTGGGAACCACACTCACACACGGGCCGTTGGGTGTTCATGTAAATGGTTGAATCTATCATTATGAGTGTGAGGTAAAAAAAATGCTAACCTGTACCCTATATTGAATGATGCGTAAGCTCTTGTTTATACTGTTGTTATTGTTATAGGGTGTATAGGGTATAGTATATATAATATTAAATAAGTGAACAGTGTAAACAGCAGACCATAGTATTTACATGGCGCGTAATTGGTCAAAGGAAAAGCGCTATACACTACACTCGACACACTTGGCTTGGCGGAGGACTGATGATGGTAGACTACAGATTCGAGTGGAGCTTCGATCAGACGCGGGAAGAGAACTATCGAAGATGGCGGCAGCTCAATAACGCGGAGCGGGACGCTTACAACATCGCGCAGGAGCTGGAAGCTGGGGCGCGGAAGATATTCAATCAGATGGAGGGACGATGGCGGAGCGAGGCAGACCAAAGAAGGAACGACCACAGTTGGCAGCGGCACCAGTTCAATTCGAGCAGGATGACGAGTTTGGGCTAACGGAAATGCAGTCGGCGTTCGTCTGGCACTACACGAAGGGTGGGTGTGCGCAAACGGAGGCTGCGCGGAGAGCGGGGTTCAGCTTCCCGTCGATGAGCGCATCGAAGCTGATGAACGGGCGTGATCATCCCAATGTGGTTAAGGCGATCAGAGCTGAGCAGGAAGAGTTGCGTCAGAAGTTCGCCATCACGCCAGAGAAGACAGGCTCAATGCTATGGCGTATCGCAGAGACAGCGTTCGAGAGCGGGGCTTACAACGCCGCTGTAAGCGCGGTGAAGGAGTTGAACCAGTTAGCTGGCTTGACGATACAACGCAGCCAAAGCCTCAATATCAATGCCAACCTCGACAGTATGACCAAGAGTGATATCAAGTCTCGGTTGAACGAATTACTAGGCGTGTCGGAAGATTTAAAAGACAATGATGTATGATCGGTTTTATCAATGGATGATCGATTTACGATAGTCTTTGCAGATAACTGGGAAAGAGGCCTCTCCCAGACTCTTGCCCCATTTCGCTGTCTAAATAGAACCCTTCGAGCTTTCGCCTCTAAGTCATTGATTTTAAAGGTCACGCCCGGTCATGACAGGAGAATCGAGGGGGATATCCCCGCGAATTCTTTGCGACCCTGTGCTCACAGGCGGGGCAGAATAGTTTTCTGGACCCCTATGGGTTGGTTTTTTAGGGTTCAACCCTAGATCAAAAGCTGGGGGCGACCCCCCTAAAAGGCGGCGGCGGCGTTGCGGTAAGGGTAAAACCCGGTTCGACACATTCAGTATAAGAAAATTAGAGAAGGTAAAAAGGGGGTCCCTTTGTGGGCGAATAAGGGAGGAGAGGTCGCCCGGAGGAGTGAGAACAAGGGACCCCCCGTTTCAGATTCTCTTGCATGGGACCCCTATTTGCAACAGAATTGCCAAAACTTTACTGGTACTGCCCATGGTTGATTCTCGCAACAAGGGGGCCGCGTATGAACGCGACACTTGCAAGAAGCTAAACGAATTCTTCGCCGAGCATGGTTTCGACATTACCTGCAAGCGGAACCTCGACCAATACCAGACTGCCGACCTCGCCGACATCAAGATCCCGTACCACGCGATTGAGTGCAAAGCGTACAAAGAGGGGTGGTGGTGGAAGCCTGAGTGGTGGAAGCAGGTCAAAGCCGCCTGTGGCAATGACATCCCGGTTCTCATCTACAAGTTCAACAACAAGCAGTCCCGCGTGTGCATCCCCATGTACGCGATTAACCCCGGCCTACCTCGTGATAATGACCTCACGGCGGTGATGACTTTTGATGATTGGCTGGTTATTATGCGTAAGAATTGGGATTATTATGAAGCCCTAGTAAAAATTGAGAACATCTAATGGCAGTCAATTTACTCGCAGCTCAAGTCATACCTAAGATTGCAAAGGCCGGTAAAGGCTCTGGCACCGCAGCGTACACCTCCAGATCTATTGAATCTATGGAGCCTGAAGAGGAGAAAAGAACCGGCTTGTTTGGGAGTAACACTTACGCCCCCGAAGGCATGGTCCGCACCCCGTATGGTTTTGTAGAAGAATCCGAGTACAAGCTTTCCCCCGCGCAGTTGATAAACATTGCAGGCGGTTTCGCGCCCGGAGCTGCTACATTGGAAAATTCTGGAGAATATTGGGCCTTCCCAGACTACGAAATGACCCCCGGAGAAATGTTCGCTTCTGAAGAAATGTCGCCCAGTCTAAAAGAGAACTTTGACGAGGGTAATTACGGCACAGCGTTACTTCAAGGGATAGGCCAACTGGGTGATGCTGCTGTTGTGTTGCCTTTTTTTGGAGCGCCTTTAAATTTCATCTCAAGCGTACCTAGAGCTGTTCAGAAAGGCATTGAGGCGTTGGGAAAGGTCAAGTCTGTAGAGGATGTGACAGAGGACGCGATTCGGTTTGCTGATGAGATGGAAGATTTCAAAGGCATGATGGAGGATAAGTCGCGCTAGTACGACCCTGAATTCCAAGCTGCCACTGACGCCCACCCAGTTGTAAAGCGATCTCTTGAGCAGATGGGCGAAATCCCTGAGACTTCCTTACGCGAAGATTTCTTGACAAGAGACTTTATGGATTCCCGCCCATTCAACTTTGGCGACGTGGAAGTTGTCGGGTATGACGACGCGGTTGAAGAGCTTTACCGCAGGGCTAGACGCCTTGGTTTTGATGACGACAAGATCCCTTACCCCGGCCCCGTGACAAACTCACCGGACGCCACTAAGAGAGCAGTTATTGTTTTGGGTCCACCGGCTTCTGGTAAGTCTACGATTGCAAACCCGATCGCTCGAAAATTTGACGCGACGATTATCGATCCAGATGAAGCGAAAAAGCTATTGCCTGAGTACGGCGGGGGTGTTGGCGCTAATGCGGTTCATTCTGAGTCCAAAGCTATCATTGAATTGGTTCAAGAAATCGCTATGGAGCAGGGAGACAACATTGTCATTCCTACGGTCGGGCAAGATTTAGGGAAGGTGCGAACCCAGATCAAGACCCTAAAGGACCGTGGTTATGAGGTTGACGTTGTTGATGTGGTGGTTCCTGCAGCAGACGCTAGGATTCGCATGTATGGCCGCTTTGCAAAAACTGGTCGAATCATACCGGCAAAATACTTAGACGAAGTTGGGGACAACCCGTCCAAAAATTATGATATTTTACGAGAGGAAGGGATAGCAGATGGCTACACGAGAATCGATAACACAGCCCCGATCGAGCAACCAAGGGCTTTACTCGAAGACACAAGAGAAGTCCTTGAAGGCACAGAACTTCGACTGCGGGACAGCCGACGAAATGGGGGAGCTTTACGCCCAGAGTCCGCAAATGCGGGGGGTGTTAAGCCGAGTTCTGGACCGATTGCGCAAGGAGAAGGACGCGGGTTAGCTGGTTTAGGCCAGCCGGAAATGCCAGCGTCGAACCAGTTTTTTGACCCGTCCGACCCTGCCTTTAAGCCTTTTTTGAATGGTAACTAGCGAAGAATCTCTCTGACATCCCCGCACCGCCGGTAGAGGTGAAAGTAAACGCCTTTATCGGCCAGCACTTTCATCCTGCGCTCCATGACCTCATCGAAGTGTTCCGCGCCGCAGGATCTTGTTTTTACAAATTCAGATCTGTTACCGCTAGTAACAAACTCCTCAAGCTCGTATATATTGTCCTCAATCATTTTTACTCTCCTTCCAAATTTTAAAAATGTATTTAGCCTCGGGGCCAGCGCCATGTTCTTGGTCTAAGGCTGACTTCACGGCTTTTTCCTGCGCGATCAGAGACTTATGTTTCATGTGAAACATCACGCGATCAATTGTTTCGAGATACTTTTCCATGCCTCTCCAGCTCCTTGAGTATTGCGGTGAGTAGCTCGACAATCTTGTCATGGTTTTCTAGGACCCGCTCAGCGTCCTGTTGATCTAGTTCAATCGTAATCTTTGCCATGGTTGTACCTCTGTTGATAAATTTATGCAGCCTTCGAGAGATTCCGAATGACTGTGAACTTCGACATTCTAGCGAACTCATTGGTTTTCTTGTTAACGACTAAGAAAGGATACTTCTTAGCAGACTTTTTATAGCCAACCAGTTCGTACTCATTCCCGCTGATGTTGATCATTTTCTCTATATCGATACCAAGCTTCTCAGAAACCTTCTTCAATTCGTCTCGATACTTGATCAGCTTATCAACAACCTCTTCAGCTCTTTCCTCAGTAGTTAAAGGTCCGCTAACTGGCGTGTCTGGCAGCTCGGCACCGTTTAAAACCTTGTAGGTGTACTCAAGTTTTTTGCCGCTATGTCGCATGGTACGCCAGTCTTCATCATGGTTCTGATCGATCAATCGACCCTTTGAAAGCACCATTGCGTGCCCCCTGATGTAAACCAAGTATGTATCGCTTGGGTCTGCCGTTGCCGCAAACCTAGCAACAGTTTTGTTTTTATGCTCTTCAAGATCTAACTCAGACCCATATTTTTCTCGCATGAAGAGGGAAAGCTCTCCTCTGTAGGTGCTGCCCTTCCAGTTCCCGCGCTTTTTAAACCTGCGCTTGTAATCGTTAAAAACATCTTCTGGTTCTAGCCCCATGACGATTGCCGCAGCAAATATCCCGCAACAACCCATGTCGTTAACGTACTTACCGTTAATTTTTTTTCTTTCCATGGCTACCTCCTTTTGATTACACCGTAATTGTACCACTTCCCGTGTCTTTGTGCAACTACTTATACATAGATACTTCGATAGATTAAGTGTTGCATAACGACACGCATTGAGGTATAGTTCTATTGAATCAAAAAGGAGGAGCGATATGGCGGAGTACAACAAGGAAGCAGTAGAGAGAGCGATTCGCAATGTTCGTAAAGGCAAGCGAATCAAAAAGGCTGAAGCATTAGTTATTCACAGATTGCTTAAAGGGAGAGCACGATAATGAGTAAAGAAGAATTGTACAAAGAGATGGCGATATTCGCCACTAGGTCTGGGATCAACCCAAAGGAAGCGGTCTCGTTGCCAGCAATATTTGAAAGGGTTGCAAAGGTTTGCGAGGTATCAGTACGAGCGGCTGTAAGTATGGCAACTTATACCAACAGCGAGCTTGGCGAGTTGGTTGCCAAGGCTGCTAGAGAGGTTTCTACTTCGGAGGCAGCAGAGGAGTGCTGGGCAGCTTTCATCGAGGATCGTAACGAAAAAGCTTGGAGTGCTGCATGAACGCTATTGAGAAGAAAGTTTTTTACAACCGAGTTCGCAGGGGTTGCCTAAAGCACGATATTGATATTGTTTACGATGGCGTGCCGAAGATGTATCGAGCGGTTGAACTGGTCAAGGATGGGAGCGTGATGTTTGCTGACAGAGCGGAAGATCGAAAGCCTCTTGATATAGACTGGAAAAGGTTGCATGAGGAACTTGTCGAATACGGTTACACTGGAGGCGTCAAATGAGCATAAACCCAATAAAACAAGTCAACAGCATTTACGGCTATGTTAGGGTCTCGACGAAGGAGCAGGTTAAGAGCGGTATTTCTCTTGAGACTCAGAAGAAGAATATCGAAGAGTTTGTCAGGTCCAAGTACAACCGAGGAGTCGATGAGTGGTTCATAGACGACGGCGTATCAGGCCTTAGCCCAATTCTTGAAAGGCCTGCGTCTAAGGATTTGACTGACACGATGGACGAGTTTGACGTAGTGGTTTGCACTCGCTTGGATCGTTTGTCGAGATCGACGAATGACCTTCTGAACATGATCCCAAACTTTGAGGGTTGCGGTATAACACTGTTCTTTTGCGAGCAGTTCGGGGAAATGCCAATTGTCTACCCCAAGCCTGCGAGCGAGAAAGGCTTGCGATCAAGGTTCGATATGGCTGAGATGGCAAACAAGATAATGCTTATGGTTCTGTCAGCGGTTGCAGAGATTGAGCATTCGACCATTAAGGATCGATTCGGAGACGGAAAGATTGACTGGGCCTCTCGCGGTTACTCTATCGGCGGCAGCGTGCCTTTCGGCTATCGTAAAGTTCGAGAAAAGCATGGCAACAAGATGAGAAGCAAGCTGATCGAGCACGAAGAAGAGCAGAAGATTCTTAAAACCATAAGAAGACTTCACAAAAGAGGTCTTGGATGCAGGAAGATTGCCAATCAAATCAACTCCTTATACAAGGATGTTAATATGAATTATAACAAGGTTGATCGGATCCTAAACCGTAAATATCAGGGCTTATCAAGCGCCGCATAAGGGTTTAATATGGGCATTCACATAGGAGTAGTTATGACTGCTTTAGAAGATATTCAACTAGCCATCACTAAGCTCGAAGCCTCTCTTGAGCAGGACTTCATGACGGACGCTGTGCGCGACATCATGACGACTGCGGTTGCTCATTTGCGAGATGCTGAGAGTCAACTGGTAGGCGGCTGATATGCAGGAAGGCTGGGGTCGCGGCACTTGGGGTTTAGGTGCGTGGGGGACTCCCCTTTATATTGATGTTCCGGTAACGGGGCAACAGACAACTTCGGCGGTTGGCTCTATGACCGTCGTTGCTGGCGCTGTTGTCCAGCTCACCGGCCTGCAAATTAATTCAGGCCTTGGTGCCCCGACCGTTGACGCCGAAGCGAATGTCTACCCTGCGGGGAGGCAGATCAATTCTGCAGTCGGATCGCCAACGGTCAGGGCGGAATCCAATGTAACACTTACCGGCCAGTCGATCACATCTGGCGTCGGTTCGATTTCTGTGGTAGCTGCGTCGATCGTTCAGCTTACCGGCGTTCAAACCACATCTGCTGTTGGTTCTCTAACGGTAGATGCCGAGGCGAATATCACGCTTACCGGACAGCAGATCACTTCCGCCCTCGGAACTGCTACTGTCAGAACGGTTAACAACGTATTCCTGACTGGCCAGCAAATAAATTCAGCGCTTGGCGATGTCACAACAGTTGCCGGTTCGGTAGTTTCATTGACTGGACAATCGGTTACAATTGGGCTAGGTACGCCTCTAGTCTGGGGTGAGATAGTGCCGGGGCAAGACCCCGATTATAATGTTATTGATACATCTCAAAGTCCGGGCTACAGCCCAATCGATACCAGCCAAGACGCTGGTTATGATCAAATTGAAGCAGGGCGGGATGCCGCCTGAAGAAGAGGATAGAACATGGCTACTTTTGTAAATTTTCTCAGATTGACCGAATTGGCGACTGGAGAGGGATCGGGAACTTGGGGCACAACCACAAACCAATCGCTTGAACTAATCGGCGAGGCGTTAGGCTACGCGACTCAGCAAGCTTTTGGCAGCGATGCTGATGCAACGACCACGGTTGCCGATGGGGCATCAGACCCAGCGCGAGCGATGTATTACAAGATTACTTCAGCGGCAAGTTTGACAGCCACGCGCACCTTAACGATTGCGCCTAACACCATCAGCCGCGTCATGTTTATCGAGAACGCAACCTCTGGCTCTCAATCGATTGCGATCTCTCAAGGCTCGGGCGCGAACGTCACGATTGCCACCGGCAAGACAGCAGTGGTTTATCTGGACGGCGCAGGCGCTGGCGCAGCAGTCGTTGACGCGATGGCTGGGGTTGATCCCGGTGTGACCGATACGCTGGCTGAGGTTTTTTT